GACGACTCCTGCTACATTATCTTCAGCGCGTCCTATGATGAACACGCCCTGCGCGTTGCCATCGCCATAACACATTACGATCTTGTGTATAAGCAGTTTGAAGTGCGCTTGCTCTTCGTCTGACATGGCTTCGACACGGCGCTCCAGTTCTTCTTGGGTCATCATGTCTTCATAAGCCACTTCTTTTCTCCCTGAGTAAGTGTTGTAGTTCATCTATGTTGGTCTCTCTTGCTATGTAAGTTGTTCCGCCTGCGTTGTGTATGCGGTTGAGTTCAAGGTCTTGCAGGGCTGTTGTCTTGCCACTACCCGCCTTGCACTCGATCGCAATGAAGTGTCCGTCCATGCAGGCAATAATGTCCGGAATACCCGCCCGACCAAAGCCGTTGGCTGGTGGCATGAAGTGGTAGATGCCTAGCTTGTCCAGCACCTCACGCACCCGCTTCTTGACTTTGGATTCAGGTGTCGCTGCCATAGATCATGCTCCTCCACATTGATACAGAGGGCATGTGGTTGTGCGACTTGGTTGGCGTTGTATAGCCTTGGTGTTGAATCCAACCAATCGTCTTGAGCGCACGTACGCCTGACACCCATACATTAGGATGCAGTGTTGCAGGTCTGAACAGCAAATGCTTGCTACAGTATTCCCTGAACTCATCACCAAGTACCACGGGCTTGGACATTAGTAGATCCGCAGACAGTTCCAAGTAACGCTCGACAAACTCAGGCTCAATTCTGCTTGCTTTTTCCCAACACTTTTCAGCAAGGGCGATTGCGTGCTCCATCCTTGTGTCGTTCATACTACTTCCCCTGTGTTTCTATTAGTTTTGTCAGGTAGTGCTGTGCTTTCTTCAGGTCATCGACACCGCCCTTGTCTTTCCAACGGGACACGTACTTTATTACATTACCTTCCAAGTAGCCAATGTTATTTGAGATGATGTAGTCCCATGGCTGAATGGCTTTGTTCTTGTAGTGAGTACCCGCTACCTGTATTTGATTAGCGCTAGTCATTGATCTCTCTCCTTCGTTTTATAAATGAGGCATCAGCAGGATTGTTGATGCGCGCAAGTTCGTTGTCGTAGTACTGCTTGGGCATGGGTGCTTTCTTTTCAAGAAACGTACGCAACCACTCAGCACCGCCAAGTTGGTTGAATATGATCCACTGCCTGTCAGACATTCGTATGTTCCTGAAAGTTATGGGTTCGGGGGGCTTGGGTCTTGGCATGCCGCAACACTCCTCTGTTTAGCTTCAATACAATCTTGGCAGATGAATCTGCGCAAGCCGCTAGAAAACCCAGCCAGCAGCTTCTCCGAGCCCCCTTTTCGGGGTTTGTTTTGCTGACATTTCCAGCACAGTTTTCCTTGGCTACTCGCCCACTTTCCAAAATCTTGTTGTCCCGATACTGCCACTTTGTTGTTGCCCATTACGCTAAAAGTGCCATTGCCTTTCATGTTTTCATCTCCCGCACGTACGTAGCAAAGCTATGCGCTGTATCGCCAAAGGCAATGCGCATGGCATCGAACTCAAGCGCCACCTCTTCAAGCACAGCGTTGCGCACGAGAGGGTCTATCGTCATATGCACTTTGGGCGTGCCAAAGATGCTTTCAAAATCGTCTTTGTTAAAAAGTGTGTCACTCATTATTTTCCTCCATGATTTCCATAAGTATGCAGTGCTTTACTATGTCCAACACGCCCAGCACAGTTGAAGCGTGTATCGAGCCTTCGTATTTTTCAATAGTCTTGCAAATTTCTTGGGTCAGACCCTCAATCAGTTCGGCTTGCAGTTGAGTTGAGTTCAAATCAACCTCCAAACATTTGCTTCAGGTGGACATACAACTCACGCGCCTGATACACAGTCATATCTTTCAAAATATCTTCGGGCGACTTCACGCGTACGAGGGAAACCATACGTTTGGGTATTTCCACACGCGCAGGCGTACCCATGGCGTAAGCGGCCGCGTCAAAGGCAGTTTGGCTAGGCATAGGCGTATTCTCTAGCTTCTCTCGTAACAAGGCACCGATGCCTGTGACGGCTTTCTTCTCGTACTTGCGCTTGGGTGGTGCGATCGGGGCTTCCATCTTCTTGAGTGCCTTGAGTGATTTGATTGGGCGGTACTCGGGTATGTCTGCGTAGTACAGATTGTTGGTTTCGTGAACCATATTATTACGACGCATCTGTGCGACAAGGCTTGACACCGATCCACCCACAAACCCCTGATGCTCGAGAGCCTCGATGATCTCCTTACGTGTGGAGCCGGGGTTGTTCTTGATGTAGTCGAAAGTTACGCGAGAGATGTTGTTGGTTACGTTGAATGTTTTCTTCACGGGAAGTTCCTTGGTTGATTGGGTTGGTTGCGAAAAAGAAGCTGACACTGGTTGAACAGGGGGTGACTCCCCCTCGTCGTCCCAGTCAGCTAAGGTCTTGCTGAGTGCTTGTTTGAAAGCAGTTTGAATGTCAGGCATTTGAGGTTCCTCCTGTTATGAGCATGACGATAACGATGAAAGCGATAAGCCCAATGGACTGTATCGTGGTGAGTAGAAGGTCATCCATCCCCTGCTTGTCGCCAAGCAGTACGCCCTGTATCCATTCGGACTCAGGCGTAGATTCAGGGGGTGGCGGTGTATAGGTCAAGCCGATCTTGACCTTACCTGTATCGTAGGGTGTGTTGTTCATTATTTCTCCTTGGGAGGTACATTATTTGTCAAAGAGTAGACAGGTGTCAATAGGGTCTCCAGTATAAAATATCTCCTATAAGTATAATTACCAATAACAAAAGTACTACTCTTTCAAACTTTTCCCATGGTGTCATCATTCTTCGTTCTCCTCGTCTGCTTTTAATTGTTTGATCCACGCATCAATCGCTTGCTCATCGTAGAAGGTGAGTATCCAATCAGCTAACTCATGTACAGGGTTCTGTAACAGACAGTCGTACAGCCGATCTAATGCTTCCTTGCCGTAGCGTGCTTCGATTTCCTCTGGTGTCATTGCTTCTCTCCTAGGTTGAGGTGTACCCATTCGGTGATGCTTGCATCGACACACTCGATGGCGTGTATCTCATGGTCGTTGAAGGTGTACACCTCCGTCTCTGGGTCACACTGTTTCAAGTACCCAATTAGTTCTTTAACTTTCATCTTCGTGCTCCTTATCTACATAGGCGGGATTGCCTGTTTGGAATCGATACTCTTCGGCATCTTTCTCAGCGTCATGCGCGTTGTCAAACACACCAAGTACTGTGTGGTTGTGGTTTCTGACTACGTACTTCGCCTTGTCAATCAACTCAATAGCGTGAGACTCGCCCTCCCCGACATAGGCTTTGGTAATGTCAAACTCGTATACCGCCTTGCTTCCAGCGTCGGCACGGCTGTCGGCTTCGACCTCTACTGTCTGCCAGTAGGACATAACTACTTGTACTCTATATTTCATTTCATTCCTCCATTAAAAAAACACCCTTGTCTACACAAACTGTAAACAAGCTATCGTCAGGGTAGTTCTTGAATCCACGAATACCATGCAACATGATGTGGCGGAACACTTCTCTTTGTTCCGCAGGTTCTCTGTCAAAGAACCACTTCACCTCGTAGTCAGCACAGGCGTTTACCATCTGCGTCTTAGTAATTGCAGTCATTTCATTTCTCCTTTGGTTACGTATAAAAACATAGCGTGCATCAGGGCGTGTAGCAAACCATCTGCTCAGCCCTCCGTGGTCATCCTGCATCAGCGCAGGCGGATCCCATCCAGTCTTTCTCATAGTGCTCTCCTTGGGTTATGCATCGGGGACTGCGTCCCCGATGCGGTTGGTTTAGCTCAACAGTGCAGGCAATGTTGACTTGAACGATACCGGCTTGCGTACATCCCACTGCAGGTAGTAGCAGATGACCTCGGCAAGGCTGGTCGCAGCAAAGTGCGACTTGGTAGCTGCGCTGATAACACCAGAGGCATCACCTTCCATCAGCATGTCGTAGGTAAGCTGATCGGGTACGCACAGATCCGCACGATGCGTGTAGCTCAGAGGCGAAGCCTCGAAAGCGTGCAGTAGCGTAGTGATCGTATACGCAG